GTTCCATCTAAAAATAATGCAAGACAAGTGAATCCAAGAATCATACTGATGATTGTAGCAGTACGATTATGTTTTGCCATAGACTCTTCATCTATTCTTCTTGCCTCATCTAATGCATTACTAATTAAAATATCAACTTCTTCTTTAGTGTAACATAAATGAGGAATAATTTTCTTAACCGCTTCTTCTGTCATAATTAGTAATCGAATTCATCAAGAATATCAAGAGCATTGTTAAGTGCTTGTTGAGCTGCCCATCTCTCTTTACTATCCCATTCAGGATACCAAGTCTTTTCATCAATCCCTTTTTTTATTTTATTAAGTCGAGATTGCATATCAACTTTTTTTAATCTGCCGTTCATGTAAGTTCGGTAAAGGTTATTTGGCCATGCACAACTAAGAGTTGAGTCCATTAGATCTTAGAGAAAGAACGTAATCAAGAACTTGCTGTCGTACTTCCATTAACTCATTAAAACATTTCTGATTATGAGCACAAGCACGTAAAGCATTATCTGGCTTATGTATCGATTCAATGTATAAATCGTATGCTCTATTAATCTTTTCTGTTTTGGTTTCACCATCAGATACTGAATTTTGATCTTTCATTTTTAATTGTGTGGATCATAACGATTTATAATAGAATATATGATTGCTAAAGAGATTAAAGCGATACAAATAATAGGTAAAATTAAATGCATAAAAAAATGAGAGGATTTTAGTCCTCTCATTTTAACAAGTATTCAATTGTGTGTCAAGTTATCCAACAGAAGGAGCAACAAGTGCAACTTCGGTAGACTCTGCAGATGCAAGGTCTAGAGGGAAGTTGTGA